TAATGGATTCATCAGGTATATTCTTTTGGGCAGCAGTAGGTAAGTACCGAGTAAACCTTACTAGGAATAGAGTTGTATATAAGATTGGGCTATACGAAACCTTCGATGAAGCAATGGAGGCTAAGCAAGCTTTCTTAGAGCAGTACGAACTATCCAAGGATGAATCAGACTCAGTGCCTCAATACTCCCGTGAATGGTTCAGGCGAGAGCGTAAGAAGCAGGTAGAAAGCTTTACATCAACCTACGGTAAAGGCGAGGCGAACAAGCCTAAACAAGTAACTATTATAGATAGATCGTGGCAATCTCCTAGTACTGAGAACATGCTTACGAAACAACGCATACAAAATGATGTTGAATAATTTGCCTAACTAGAAGTAAGCACATACAATATACTCATCAAAGCTAGTGATTAGTTACACGGCTACTAATAGGAATTACTTAGTGGCCAAACCTTTTCTAACCAAAACTAATTTCAGCGAAAAATGGGAAGATGCCAAGACTTATATGGCTCCTCTTTTTGAGCCTCTTGCTGAATACGAACGTATTGCACGTAACCGACCACACCCAGGTATTAACAAAGCGTACCCTAAGAACACAGATGGTACACTCGCGGCTATTATCCAAGAGCAACCTAAGCGTACAATCCAACAAATACCTACAGGTAAAGTAGAAGCTAATGGTGACCCTGTTAAATCAATCATCTCTAACTTTAAACTAACCCACGAGATTATCCCTAACGCTATCTCACAGGCAGATGTACTCCAAAAATCATGGGGTATTATGTCTAAGTCTCTTACCTTTGGTGGCTATGGCTCAATGACCTTCTTTGGTAAACACAACGACTATACTGGCGCTGACTTCAAACTGTTCTACATTAAGGATGCTTTCTTTGAACGAGGCAAGCTTACCTTTGCTGACTGTAATATCTTCTTTGTACGTTCATGGTACCAACCAAGCGACATTGATGCACTTATTGAGAAGCACAAGGATAACGAGAATAGTAAGTGGAATGTCAAACAACTAGAAGCACTTAAACTTCAACTCAAGAAGAAAGAGCAAGAGGCACAAAGCTCTGGCGAGAAAGAACGCAACAAAGCCGTTGAAGCTATTGAGATTGTTACAGGCTTCCAGTCTGGCATTAAGGCTAAGTTCTACGTGTTTGCACCCGACTTGGGCGACGGTGAAGAAGGTATTGTTGGTGAGTTTGAGAACGAAGATCCACGCGGTGTTATGCCTATCCAATGGCTCTACGCTAACATTGACTTCGAGAACCCTATTGGCCGCGGTATTGTTGAATTGTCAGGTGGAACACAAAACATCATCGACTCAATGCTACAGTCTTACCAATATATGCGCGCCCTACAGCTAGCACCTCCTATGATCAAGACGGGTAACTGGAATAAAGCACAGGCTAAGCTCCAGCCTAACGCTCTTATTGACCTAGGTTCTGACCCTAATAACTCATTCTCTCCGCTTAAGCTAGACACCACTGCGCTTAATAACTTCTCAGGCGACTATGGCCTATTTAAGTCACAGATCATCGCTCTTAACAATAACGGTGATACTTCTATCAGTGCAGAGGTAGGCAATCCTGGCTTCTCTAAGACAAGTGCTGGTGTTGAATCACAGAACCTTAAACTGGGTGTATCAGACAACTACATGCGTAAACAATTTGAAGCATGGTTCGGTGATGTATGTGAATCTATGCTTAACATCGAGTTTGCTAATAAGCACGGTAAAGAAGAACTACAGCTTGATAAGGACACAGCAGATAAGATACGTGACTTAGGTGAAAAAGAAGCTGCACTTGTGACTGACGATGATAAGTTTGTTATTGATTACGATGAATACACAGACACTCTTAAGTTCACAGTAGATGCTTCAACTTCTGACAAGGCTAGTACTCAAGCACAACTTGAATCACTTGACTCACTACTACAACGTATTGAGGGTTCACCTATTCTCTCTGCATTACTACAACAATACCCAGACAAGGCGGTCGAACTATACAACCGCTTTACTTCTCTTACTGGTGTTGAAGATCAAGAGAAGCTAGGCATTGACCTTGAACAATTCAAAATGGATCAAGAAGAAGCACAGATGGCCGCTGAACAACAAGCGCAGGCTCAAGCTATGCAACCTCAAGCAGAGATGCCTATTGATCCTACGATGATTCAAGAGGGCGAAGTATTACCACCAATGGAACAATTGCCAGCTGAGACGGTAGAAGTACCACAGGAAGGCTTAGAACAAGCTGTAGCACCTGAATTACCAGTTGAGCAACCATTAGAAGAACTACCTGAACCACTCGCTGACGGTGTGATTGACGAACAAGACTTAATTGGCCTAGACGAAGAAGAAACTGCACTTGTGACAGGACTTCAAGAACGTGGTTTTGATAACGAGATAATCGCTCAGTTCATCATCATGCTACGTGAAGGCGTACCGGCCGAAGAAGCTATCCAGATTATTGGTCAAGCAGATAGAGGAGACATGTAATGGAAGATATTCTACCCAACGACGGACAGAGCTTTAACCCTACTAATCTATCAGATGAACGGGAAGAGGAGAACCTTGCTGAGATGGCTAAGGCTGCTCAGACCTATCCAATTATTGATGAACTGATTGAAGCAACAGAAGCTAAGTTAAGTGATGCTGACTCCCTAAGCGGGCTAGGTATTGATAGCTCTATGCCAACACTGCAAGTACAAATCATTACAGAGGGTCACAAGAAGTACCAAGCATTACTCATAAGTCACCTGGACTGGTTAAAGGGGCTAAAAGACATGTTCGAGTCTAGGTAAGTTGTGTTCCGGTTACAGCCCCACCTGTAGCCGGAACAGAGCCTATCCAACTCTCGAATCGTTCACGCTACGAACGTAAAAAATAATGGAGGACTAGAATATGTCAGAAGATGACGGTTTCGAACTAGATGTAAATGACTTTAAAGAACAGTCAGAAGTGGTAGAGACACAGGACACTACCCCAGAGGAATCATCAACCCCTGAGAAAAAAGAAACTGTAGAGGCAGAAGATACTCTTGAAACAGAAGAACTAGAGACGGAGGAAAGTGGGGACACTACCGAGGAAAGCTCAGACGAAACACCAGAGGAAGAAAAGCCCAAGGCCAAGAACAGTGCCGAGAATCGCAAGCAACAACTCAATCAAGAGATTAGAGAATTAGTAGCAACTAGAGATAAGACTCGACGAGAAATCGAACAGGCTAACCAACAGTACTACCAACCTCAATCAGTAGATGAATTAGTTGAAGGCGGTATGGACGACGTAGAAGCTCGCTTTAAAGCTTTAGAACAAGAACGTGTTATTGAGAAATACAACGCTCAAGTATCTGAAACTACTAATGCAGTGAACACCGAATCTTTACAAGTATTCTCCGATTTCCCGGAGTTTGATTCTGAAAGCCCAGAGTATAACGAATCGCTAGCTAAGAGGGCAGCGGCTGCATATACCAGGGTCGCAGGGATTGTCGAAGACAAGAACACTGGGTTGATCGTAAGCGCTAATGTAACGCCTTACAATTTTTATAAAGACTTTGCTGAAACTCACCGAGAGGCAATGACCAGAGGCGAGACATCAGCCCGAAAGAACGTAGAACGACAGCTTGCTACTGCTGAAAACCCAGTAAGCACAGCCAAGTCACACGCTCCAAAGAAAGATGACTTTGAATCAGGTTTTGACTCTATCAAGTAGAAGCTCATAACCAAAGGAAATAACCAACATGGCTCAAAACTTAGCTACTAAGTACAGCGCTAAAGTTGTTGAACGCTTTAAACTAAAAAGCCTCACCGACAAAGCTGTAAACAACGACTACGACTGGACAGGTGTAAACTCTGTTAGCGTATACTCAGTCGCAACTGCAACTATGGGTACATACACCCGTTCTGGACAAAACCGTTACGGTACTGTTACAGAAGTTGACACAACTATCCAAACACTAACACTTGCTCGTGACCGTGCGTTTACTAAGTCTATCGACCGTCGTAACCGTGACGAATCAATGGGTGTTACAGAAGCTGGTAAGTTCCTAGCTCGTCAACTTGACGAAGTTATCACACCAGAAATTGACGTATACCGATTGAGCGTACTTGGTACTGCTGCATCTGTTGGTGTTACTGCTGGTGCA